GCGGACATGATGTAGCGGAGTTACAAGGTAGAGATTGGGCTATTATACTACAAGCATGTGTAAACCGAGATGCAACACTTACTGCTGACCAAAAACTTAAATTTATATTATTAAATTATAGTAGAGGCTCAGTAGGAGCATTTAAACATCTGCAACAAACAGAAGATTTAGATAATACTGCTATAAGTGAAATGCCTGATGATAAAATCCCATTTTAAAACAGGTAAAAAATATAAATCTAAATCTAAAAGATTTGTAAGTAAAAAACATTTAGAACATATAACTACTTTTGATTGTATTATGTTTCCATATACATGGTGTACTAGACGACCTGTTCAAGTACATCATTTATTAAAACCTGTGTATTCTGCTAGGGGTATGGGTTTAAGAGCAAGTGATAAAGATGTAGTGCCATTATGTTTTGATTGTCATACAGAACTACATAGAAATGGTAATGAATTAAATTTTTTTAAATTAAAAGCAGATAACGAAAATCTTGGTAAAGAAAAATGTCAAGAACTATGGGAAGGGAGTCCATATTATGAGTAAATTAAAGAAAGTAACTTGTAAGCATTGTCAAACTATTGATATGTCTTATATGACCAGAATTTATTGTTGGTATTGCAAGATGCGTTATGGGGATAAGTTATGAAAGCAGCATCTGCAAAACAAAAAGGTCGTAAGTTTCAACAATGGGTAAGAGATATTCTTATTAATACATTAGGCATAGATGCAGAAGATATTGAATCTAGGTCTATGGGAGCAGGTGGAGAGGATATTATGATGGCTAAAACTGCCAGAGTACAATTTCCATTTTCTATTGAATGTAAGAACCAACAAACTCTTAATGTTTGGAAGTCTTATAAACAAGCCGAAGCAAATTGTGGAGAATATGAGCCAATTTTGTTTATGAAAAGAAACAATCAAAAACCTTTGGTTGTAGTTGACGCAGAATTTTTTGTTAATTTATTTAAAAAGGGGAGTAAAGACAATGATACAGAGACAAAATGATATGATTTTAGAACATTTAAAAGAACATGGTAAGATTGATCCTAAACAAGCCTATGAAAACTTTGGTTGTATGCGATTATCGGCAAGAATATTTGATTTAAGAGGTGATGATATTCACATTGAAACAACTTATAAAATGGTTAAGAATAAATTTGGTAAAAAAGTAAAGGTTGCTGAATATAAGTTATTAGGGGATTAATGTGAGTCTTAAAGTACAACAAATTAAGTCAGAAGAAACTTATCAATGGTTATTAAAAAAACATTATGCAAAAAGAATACCTAATATTGTTTATGCTTTTGGTTTGTATAAAAATACTGATTTAATAGGAGTTATTACATACGGAATACCACCAAGTGATGCTTTATGCAGAGGAGTTTGTGGTGCTGAACACAAGGCATATGTATTAGAATTAAATAGATTATGTTTACAAAATAATGAAAAAAATGAAGCGTCTTTTTTAGTAGCACACTCTTTAAAACTGTTACCTAAACCAAAAATTGTAGTAAGTTATGCTGATACTTCTAAAAATCATGTAGGGTACATTTATCAAGCCACTAATTTTTTATATACAGGACTTAGTGCAAAAAGAACTGAATGGAGAGTTATTGGTAGTAATAAACATAGCAAAACTATTACTGCTCAATCTACTTTAGAAGATAGAAAGATTAATAAAGATAAATATGAAGTAGTAGATAGACCTAGAAAACATAGATATATATATTTAGTAGCACATAAAAAAATTAAAAAGATTTTAAGAGAATGTCTTAACTATAAAATAGAACCTTATCCTAAAGGTGATAATTTATATTATGATTCTAGTGCTAATATTGAAAAACAAATAATTTTAGATTTGGAAACAACATGAGTCTTGATAGAAAATTTGTATTAGGATTAAAAAGAAGTGGCAAGTATTCTTGCCCAAGTTGTCAACACACTAGAACTAAAAATAAACGAGATACACCATTATCTGTAACTATTAAATCAGATTGTGTGCTGTATAATTGTTTTCATTGCCAAGAAAGGGGAGCAGAATTTTATGAAGAATATCAGCGACAACGTCCTAAAGTTCGCAAACAAGAGGGGAATCAGCCAAAAGACCCTCACAGATTTACGAATAGAATCAGGACAAGGACAGTATGGTAAGGATAAATTAGAATCTATTGTATTTGGTTATTATGATTTAAAAGGAGAACGAGTAAATTATAAAGCCAGAGCTATAAAAGAGAAAATATTTAAACAACAAGTACAAGGTGTGCAACAATTTTATAATTTAGATAATGTTTTAAAGTCTAAAAATTTAGATACAGTATATATAACAGAGGGTGAATTTGACCTTTGTGCCTTATTAGAAAGTGGTTTTGCTATAGATAGTATATTAAGTGTACCTAATGGCGCACCTGCTACTACTACAGACGATCCAAATAGCTCAAGAAAATATAAATATGTATTAGACGGATTAGAACAAGGTTTAGATGATGTAAATTGTTTTGTTTTACTTACAGATAATGATGATGCAGGTAAATTTTTAAGAGCAGATTTAGCAGGTTTATTAGGGCATGGTCGTTGTAAGTTTGTAGAATTACCTGATGATACTAAAGATATTAATGAATTTATGCAAAAGGTAGGTAAAGAAGAACTACAATGGCAAGTAAAAGAAGCATTACAAGAGTTTCCTATTGAGGGTGTATATTCATTAGATGAAATACCAGAACCTGCGCCTATAACATTATATAATCCTGATTTTGATGGTTGGGATAACAAAGTAATGTTTGGTAGTGGTATGGTAAGTGTGTTTACTGGTATGCCGGGACATGGTAAAACTACTTTTGCTTTACAATTATGGGCTCAAATAGTTATGAAGTATAATGTAAATGTAGGTATGTTTAGTGGAGAAACAAGAGTTAAACCTTATGTTCGTAGACATTTACGCACTTATTATCATAAAAAGTTAGAAAATGAACTGTACCCTTCGCAAACAGAAGAAGCGGATAAATGGATAAGAGATCATTTTTATTTTTTAAATCACCCTAACAATGCACCAGAGTTTAATTGGGTATGTGAAAGAATAAGAGATATGAAAGCTAGATATGGCATTAGTGCTTTTATATTAGACCCTTTTAATAAGTTAGAAATGCCATCATTTACTACAGGTAGTGAAACACAGTTTATTGGTAGATGTTTAGATGATATGTGCACATTAGCTAAGTTATTAGATATACATATAATGATATTAGCACACCCTGCTAAACCAGACGCTAAAATAGCTAATTCTGCACCGACAGCGTATTCGATAGCTGGCTCTGCCCATTGGTATAATAAACCAGATCATATAATGGCTTTATGGAGACCTAAGTTTACAAATGATGACGGAAGTCGTAATACTGAGAGTAAACTAACGATATGGAAAACTCGTTATGAAGAACTTGGTTATCCTAGAGTAATGGATATGACGTATAATGTAGATAATGGTTGTTTTGAAAGCGAGAACAAGGCAGCTAACATAAATAAAGATCGAAAGGATATTTATGGTTAAACAATTAAGAATATTATCATTAGGAGCAGGAGTACAGAGTAGCACATTAGCTTTAATGATAGAGTATGGAGAAGTTCCAATGGTTGATTGTGCAATATTTGCTGATACTAAAGATGAACCAAAAGAAGTTTATAAATGGTTAGATTATTTAAAAGGAAAATTATCTTATCCTTTATACATTGTAGATAATGGTAATTTAAAACAAGATAGCTTAGATAGTAATTTTTTAAAAATACCTGTATTTACTAAAAATACTGTAACAGAAGAAAAAGGTTTTGGTAGACGACAATGCACTAGGGAGTATAAAATATACCCTATTCAGAGAAAAGTTAGAGAGTTGTTAGGATTAAAAAAACATCAAAGAGTGCCTAAAGATACTAAAGTAGAAATGTTAATAGGTATATCTAAAGATGAAATGTCAAGAATGGCTAGAAGTAGAGATTGGTGGATAGACAATCAATATCCATTAGTTTTAGAAAAACAATTTTCTAGGATAGATTGTTACAACTGGTTAAAAAACAATAATCACCCTATACCAGATAAATCAGCTTGTACGTATTGCCCATTTAATTCAAATAGTTCTTGGTTACGACATAAAAAAGACCCAGAAGAATGGGCACAACTAATTAAATTTGACAAAGAAATTAGAAATAAAATTCGTTATAAAGATGTTGAAGCGTATTTACATAAAGATTGTGTTCCATTAGATGAAGCAGAACTAGACCCACATAAAGACCAAATGGATATGTTTAATGACATCTGTGATGAAGGTATGTGTGGAGTTTAATAAATTAAGAAAGGATAAAGATATGAGTTTAAAAGAATTAATATTAAAGAATCATACACAACGTAGTTTTGCAAAGAAAGTTGGTGTATCAGAAGGAATGATATGCCATCTAATAGCTGGACGCAGAGTACCTAGTTATCATTTAATGCAAAAGATTAAATCGGCATGTGATTGTGATTACAATACAATAGTAGAAGCTCTTAATGATACATATGAAAGGAAAGAATTATGAAAGAAAAATCATTCTTCTTTGGACTCTATTGTGCAGACTTCTTAGTAGATACTAACCATTTAAGTAATGAAGCCGTAGGGTGTTATATAAAGCTCCTCTGTCGTATGTTTTTAGAGCGTGATTGTACTCTACAATATAGACATGCCCATAAGATATGTGGCTATGCTTCTGAAGGGAAAAAGTGGACTAAGTTATGGACCGAAGAACTAGAACCTTTATTTATGCCAGTAGATAATGATGGGTTCTTTAGTAATAAGAGGTTATTAAAGGAAAAGAATAAAATTGATGGTATACGAACACAAAGAAGTAAAGCAGGTAAACAAGGAGTAATTGCTAAACGTAAGTATAGAAGCCAAACTACTCAAGCAAATGCTAACAGTTTGCATAAGCAAAGCATAAGCAATATAGAGTTAGAGAAAGAAAGTAATACTAAAGTCATAGATAAATTTAGTTCTATTGATGATAATAAAGATCATAATATAGCTGTTAATATATTAAATACGCATGGATAGTTGTTAGGGGTACGATAGTAAATTCGTGTTAATATACCTTAACAAAAAAAGAACCTATAAAATAATTTAATAGGCAGTTTAAAATAACAGTCATGACCACGCAAGGCGAGTGGGCTAACGGAGGGCAAGACAGTTAGCCAAACAACGTAGCGTTAAACCTTGAGGCGTTTTTGGGCGATTACTAATGGCAAGCTATAACGCCAAGTTAATTTAAAAACATAAAAGAGGCTAGGTAATATAAACCTTAGTAGTTAATAACAGTTAACCTTAACGTATATAATAATATATCTATAGCTTTAGGGAAGAGATATGGGACCTGCCGATAAAAACGAAATAGTTTTATTTTATTTCAATCGAAGGTAGGGGTCGGTTAGTGGTGGGCTCTAGGTATTAATACTCGTACCTAAATATATAATATTTTGTGTATTTTAAAAAATAATATTTTGGTTTAAAAAAATTGACAATGAGTAATGTGTTATGTTACCAAAAAATATGAGTGATAAATTTGGTAGACCTACATTTGAGCCAACGCCTGAGACTGAAAGGATATGTTCTTTAGGAGTAGCGTTTGGTTTAAATCATGAACAAATATCTAAATTAGTAGGTTGTAGTCCTAAAACATTACGCAAGTATTTTAAACACGCATTAGAAACTGGTAGAGAAAGATTAGTAATGTCTTTAGGTTCTAAATTGTATAGTAAAGCCATGAAAGGTGATACTATATCAGCTATATTTTTAGCAAAAACAAAAGCAGGTTTTACGGAAAAGGTGGAGCATGAAGGAATACCTAATCAGATTAGTGTAAGTTTTTCATTAGACCCACCGAAGGAAATGAAGGTCGTTGAAGGAGAAGTAGAAAATAAAAGGATTGAATAGTGCATATAACAATACCTTATACGCCTAGACCATTACAGGCAAAACTGCATCAGAATAATAAAAGATTTAAAATCTGTGTATCGCATAGACGTTGGGGAAAGTCTGTGTATGCTGTTACGGAGTTATTGCGTAAAGCATTAGAATTAAAAACAGAACGTAGTGATGGACGCTATGCGTATATTGCTCCGTATTACCGACAAGCAAAAGCAGTAGCTTGGGATTATCTTGTATATTATACCAGAGATATTCCGGGAACTAAGATTAATCAATCAGAACTTAGAGTAGATTTATTAAATGGTAGTCGTATTCGTTTATACGGAGCTGGAGATGATCCAGATGCGTTACGTGGTATATATCTTGATGGCGTAATACTAGATGAATATGCCGATATGAGTCCTAGAGTATGGTCCGAAGTTGTAAGACCAGCATTAGTGGATAGGAAAGGGTGGGCTATATTTATTGGTACACCAAAAGGACGTAACCAGTTTTGGCGATTATACGAAGATTCTAAACATGATTCTGATTGGTATAGAGTTATATACCGAGCATCAGAAACAAAAGTTGTAGATCAAAAAGAATTAGAAGCTGCTAAACAACAAATGGGTGAAGATGAATATATGCAAGAGTTTGAATGTAGTTGGGCTGCGGCTATCAAAGGTGCATATTATGGTAATCTTGTTATAGAAGCAGAACAAGAAGGTAGAATAACAAAAGTAGAATATGACGAAGCATTGCCTGTGCATGTAGCATGGGATTTAGGTATATCTGATAGTTGTGCTTTATGGTTTTTCCAAGTTACTATGGGTGAAATAAGAATAATTGATTATTATGAAAGTGGCGGAGTAGGCTTAGATCATTACGTTAAGATGATGGAAGAATTGCCTTATAGCTATTGGGGAGATGATTATTTACCACATGATGCTAAAGTTAGAGAATTAGGCACAGGTAGAACAAGAGCAGAAACATTATTAAACATGGGTAGAAAACCACGCATAGTTCCTAGTCATAAAGTAGATGATGGCATTAATGCAGCACGATTATTATTACAACATTGCTATTTTGACCAAGAAAAATGCGAAGATGGATTAAATGCGTTAAGAAATTATCAAAGAGAATGGGACGATATAAAACGAGTTTTTAAAAGAACTCCATTACATAATTGGGCATCACACGCAAGCGATAGCTTTAGATATTTAGCTATGGCATATAAAAATATTAAACCAAAACCAAAAGAAATTGACCCACTAGAAAATTTATATAAACAACCAACGCTTGACGAAATGGTTGAAATGCACTTAAAATCAGAAAAAAGTAAAGGGCAACCTAGAATATAATGCTAAAAGATGAAAAATATAATGGCAATTATAAAAAAATGGATTATACTTTTTATCAAATGTCAAATAAAAAAGATAAAATAAAAGTAATTAGGAAAAAAGCTAATGGCAAGCGAAGAAACAAGGTCTAAACTAGAACTAGAACAAGGTACTGCTCAATATTGGCATATAGAATTAAATAATGCTGATAAAACAGAAGAAGATTGGCGTAGAAGAGGTAGAAAAGTAATAGAACGCTACAGAGATGAACGTAATGTAGATACTTATGGCATGGGTTCTGAAAAAAAGTTTAATATTTTATGGGCAAATACAGAAACTCTAAAAGGTGCGTTGTTTGCTAAAATGGCAAAACCTGATGTAAGAAGAAGGTTTCCAGATAATAATCCAGTAACTAAAGATATTGCTAGAGTTTTAGAAAGAACATTAGCTTATGCTAATGATGTATATAATGCTAATAAACCTATTGAATCAGCATTAGAAGATTATTTATTGCCGGGACGTGGTGTTGTATGGGTAGTGTATGACCCAGTATTTGTTAAAGAAACTGTGCAAATGGAACAAATTAACGAAATGGGCGAAAGAGTTATTATTGAAGTAGAAGAAGAAAGAGTAGCTGAACAACGGTGTTATTTTGATTATGTGCATTGGGAAGATTACAGAGAAAATCCAGCAAAAAGACCAGAAGATGTAAGTTGGAAAGCTAGAAGGCATTTATGGACAAGAGACCAACTTAAAGATAAAGGTTTTTCTAATGTAGAAGATATACCATTAAATTGGTCGCCTGATTCTGACGAAGAAAATTATGAAGCAGAAGAAGTATTTAAAAGGGCAGAAATTTGGGAAATATGGGACAGAGTAAAATACAAAAGATATTATGTAGCTAGAAATTACGATAAGATTTTAAGAGAAGATGATGATCCTTATGAATTACAAGATTTCTTTCCTACTCCTACACCTATGATAGCTGTAAGAACTAATGATACAAGCGTTCCAATACCAGAATTTACATTGTATCAAGACCAAGCAGAAGAATTAGATAGAGTTACAACTAGAATATCAAATCTTATTGAAGGATTAAAAAGGCGTGGCGTATATGACGCAAGTGTGCCTGAATTATCACATTTAGCTAATGCAGGAGATAATGATTTTATACCATCAGAAAACTTTAGTTTACTAGCTCAAAAAGGTGGTTTATCAGGAGTATTCCAACAAGAAGATATATCTCCAATAGGCATGGTATTACAAGGATTGTATCAACAAAGAACTCAAATATTAGAAATAATATACGAGGTTACTGGTATATCAGATTTATTAAGAGGTAATACAAAAGCTAGTGAAACAGCTACTGCACAACAATTAAAAGCACAATTTGGTAGTATGCGTATGCGTAAAAGACAAGAAGAAATAGAACGCTATATTAGAGATTTATTTAGAATAAAAGCTGAAATAGTAGCAGAGCATTACGAACCAGAAATATTACAGGCGATTACAAATATACAGGTAACACCTGAAATGATACAAATTATGCGTGATGACAAGTTAAGAGAATACAATATTGATGTAGAAACAGATTCTACTGTATTTACTGATGAAAACGCAGAAAAACAAACAAGAATAGAATTTTTACAGACAATGGGTGCGTATTTAGAAAGAGCAATATCTATATCAAATGCTAATCCTATGCTAACTCCTATAGCTTTTCAATCTTTAAGATTTTTAGTAGGAGCATGGAAAGTTGGTAGAGATTTTGAAGAAATAATAGATCAAACTGAACAACAAATTATGCAGCAAATGCAGCAACAAATGCAAGCACCACCACAACCTAGCGAAGCTGAAAAAATAGCACAAGCTAAAATACAAGGTGAGTTAATGCGTGAGAAAATGAAACAAGAAGGTAAATTAGCTGATATTCAAGCAAAATCTGGTGCAGAAATGACTAAAATACAGTCTGAAGCAGAACTTTCAAGAGAAAGAAATGATTTAAAAGAAGATTTAGCTTTATTAAATACAGACGTTAAATTAGCAGAAAAGGCTATGGAATGAGCTATTTAAAAAATTATGACAATATAAATTGGTCAGGTGGTAAAGAATACCAAAATAAAAATAAACGTAGACGTGGTAAATCTTTACAAGTAATGTCTGATATAGAAGAATTTGTTAGTCCTGTCGATAAATCTGTAATAGGTAGTCGTTCAGCACTAAGAAATCATGAAAGGCGACATGGTATTCGCCAAATTGGTAACGATTGGTCAGGTTCTGAACGAACAAGTAGTGCAAAACCTGATAATTGGCAACAATAAGAAAGGTATAACATGGCAGAAGAAAGCACTCCTGAAATACAGGAATCAGCAGACGAGCCAATGAGCTTAGATGCTGTATTGGAAAGTTCAATCGGTGAAGCTCTAAAAGAACCTGAAGTATCAGAAGATAATCCTGTTGAAGAAACGCAACAAGATACTATTGAAGATATTACAGTACCAGAACAACAAGAAACTTCTCCTGAAAAAGAAGAAGATGACTCTGACAACTTGGATCAGTTAGCTACTGAACAAGAAGATGACCAATCAGATTCGGAAAATTCAGAAGAAAACCCTGACAATGTAGAAGCATCTGAAAATTCTACGGAATCCAAATTAGAAGCTCCTAAAAATTGGTCAGATGATGTAAAAAAGGTGTTTGATACTTTACCAGCAGAATCACAAGAATTTATGATTAAACGTGATAAAGAAATGACATCTGATTACACCAAAAAGACACAAGATTTAGCGGAACAACGCAAAAATATTGAAGCATTAGATAAAGTTTTACAGCCAGCTAGACAAAATATTCAAGCAACTGGGATAGGTGAAGCAGAATACATATCTCGGTTACTTAATGCAGACCAAGCCCTGAGAACAAATCCAAAAATGGCACTTCGACAACTTGCACAAGGTTACGGAATAAATCTGTCGTCCTTAGAAGATGAGAGTGAGTCTTGGAATGATCCAGACCCACAATACGCCCAATTAATGCAACAAAATCAGCAAATTATGGCAGAACTCAATCAATTTAAACAACAAAATATGCAATCAACAGTTGCACAAACAGAACAAACAGTTGAGCAATTTTCAACTAAAACTGATGCAGAAGGCAAATTAGTACACCCACATTTTGATAAAGTTAGAGTTAAAATGGGTAACTTAATAGATGCTGGAGAAGCAAAAGGATTAGATGATGCTTATGCTAAAGCTGTTAGACTTGATGATGATTTATATGCACAAGCACTTAAAGCATCTCAATTATCTATAAAAAAACAAGAGGATTCTAAAAGAAAGAAAGCAGTTGAAAAAGCTAGAAAAGTAAAACCTTCTGCTTCTGCTAATCCTCCAAAAGGTTCTGTTAAAGCATCTGATTTGGATAGTTTGTTAATGACAAATATTGAGGGTGCAGGATTTGGTGCTTGATGCAAGGGTTAATTTTAAAATAGGGAGCAGATAATGGCATCTCCAAATAGTACATTTACAGATATTGTTACCACTACTCTTGCTAATTACAGCAGGACAATGGCAGACAATATCACAAACAATAATGCTTTACTTCGTTCAATAAGCGAAAAAGGCAACAAAATTGTATCAGGTGGTAGAACTATTGTGCAAGAACTAGAATATGCAACAAATGGTACTGCGAAATGGTATAGTGGCTACGAAGTATTAGATACTTCAACAAGTAGTGTTTTTACAGCAGCCGAGTTTAATTATAAACAATTAGCAGGTAATGTTGTAATTTCTGGACTAGAGCAAGTAGAAAATTCTGGTAAAGAGCAAGTATTTAACTTACTAAAATCCAGAGTTAAAAATCTTGAAAAAACACTTAAAAATACAATGGCAACTTCCTTGTATGCAGATGGAACAGGAACTAATGGTAAAGACTTAGGTGGTCTACAACTTACAGTTGCAGATACTCCTACTAATACTGTTGGTGGTATTAACGCTAATACTTACTCTTTCTGGCAAAATCAAGTTTATGATTTTACAACATCTTCAGCAGGTGGAGCAGTAGCATCAGCAACTAATATACAATCAGGTATGAACTCTGCATGGTTATCAACTATCAGAGGTGCAGATAAACCTGACTGCATTGTTGCAGATAGCAACTATTTCCAGTTTTACTGGGCATCACTACAAACTAATCAAAGGTTTACAAGTGATGATAAAGCAAGTGCTGGTTTTATGAACTTAATGTTTATGAACGCACCTGTTTATTATGACGATCAATGTCCAGCATCTCATATGTATATGCTGAATACTGATTATTTATTCCTTCGTCCAGCTAAAGGCAGAGAATTTACTCCTTTAGGTGAGAAGGCTTCTGTAAACCAAGACGCAATGGTATTGCCAGTAGTTTGGGCAGGTAACATGACTGTTTCAAATCGTGCAAGACAATGTGTTCTTAAAAACTAATTAGAAGGGAATACTATTATGTCTTATATTATAGGAATAGACGTAAGCGAAGTAAGTGATACTCCAACATTTAATCTTGGTCAAAAGGGAATGAATGATGATGGTAATACTTACAAATATGTTCAATATGATACTGGTGCAGGAAGTGTTGCAGCAGTAAGTGGACAAGTAGCTTACTATTATGCACCATCTGGTGCATCTGCTGGTGCAGTAAATGTTTGCACTAGTGATTTATCTGACTCAAATGAGGTAGGTGCTGGCGTTTTACAATCTGCTCCAACAGACGGACAATATGCTTGGATTCAGATAGGTGGAACAACAACCCTATCTATTGCTTTAACAGCAGGTGCTGATGGTGATCCACTAACAGCAACAGGTGCTACTGATGGTACATTAGATGTAACAGCAGCAGCAACTTCTCCTGTCTGTGCCTTTGCAATAGACGCATCAGCTAAAATTATAGCGTGTGCCTTTTCTGGGTAATTAACTAAGGTGGGGGGATTAAGTTCCCCCTACCATTTAAAAGGAGAATAGAATGTCAAATTTAAGAGCTAATTTTTTTAAATCACAAGATGGTATAGATATGGTTGAATTATCAATTATAGGTGATCCTAATTCTGTAATACACAAAGTAGAACCAAGAGCAAAAGAATTTGAAAAAGATTTTCCAAGAGAATGGTCAGAATTTTATAAAGATAAAAAAATTAAAGTAAAAAAAGAAACAAATTTAGATGTTTTAGAATGTATGAATAAAAGAAAAATAGACGTTTTAAGATTAGAAGGAATTACATCAGTAGAACAATTAGCAGCATTATCTGATGGTGCGTGTCATGGTTTAGGCAAAGGCACTATAGATTATAGAAAAGAAGCTAAAGAATTTCTTATGGATAAACACGATCTTAAACCATTACAGGTAGTTGGCTCATGACATTATTAACAATATGCCAAGATGCAGCAAATGAAATTGGAGTTCCATCTCCAAATGCTGTTGTTGGTTCAACGGACACAACAGTTATACAATTATTGGCAGCAGCCAATCGAGAAGGTAAAAATTTAGTTTCTGGTTATGATTGGGAAGTATTAATTAAAGAAGAAGCACATTCTGCAATAGCCAATGAAAGTCAAGGAACTATAACTTCTATTGCTAGTGATTTTGAAAGATTTAGCAATAATACTATGTGGAATAGAACTACAGATAGAAAGTTTTATGGACCATTAAATAATTCAGAATGGCAAAGATTAAAAGCATCAGTACAAAGTGGCGTAACTAACTATTTTAGAATAAGAGGTGGGTATTTATTAATGAATCCAGTACCTACAGTAAATGATTCTATTTATTTTGAATATATTTCTAAATGGTGGGTAGATACTACAGGTAATGGAGTAGCAGATGCAGAAAAATTTGCAGCCGATAGTAATACTACAGTATTAGATGAAGATATAATAACATTAGGTGTTATCTGGAGATTTTTAAAACAAAAAGGTTTGCCATACGATAATCAATTACAAGAATATCAATTAAAAGTATTTGAAAAACAAGCTAAAGATGGTGCTAAACCTATATTAAGAATGTCTGGTAATACTAGATTATTTTTACCAGTTAATGAACCAGAAGGGAACTTTACATTATAATGCCAGTTAAAAAAACAAAAGGTGGATATAAATTTGGTAATAAAGGTAAAACGTATAAAACCAAATCTAAAGCTACTGCACAAGGGCGTGCAATCTATGCTTCAGGTTATGGTAAAACAAATAAAGGTAAAAAATAATGGCTAGAAATAGATTATATTTAGACCAGTATAGAAATTATGAAGATGAAACAATGCTGAAACAGTTTCTTAATCCTTATAAAGACCAAGCATTAGATGCAGTATTTGGTTTAGAACCAGAACAAGGCAGTATGTATGATTTAGGGCGTAGTTTATTAGATAGTAATTATGATCCAGAAGGCACTTTTTTAAGTAGGGCATTAAAAGATACGCCAGAAGTTACAAATGATTTTTATGATGATAAGAAAGGTTTAGATTTAGAAGCTAACATAGTAAGTACTGAAGAAAGCGAAGCAGATAAACCTAGTGTTAAAAGAAAAGCAACTACATTTAATGTAGCTGATACTAGAACTAATACTCCTTTATACGAAATACCTAAACAAGATGTAGTAGAAGATGAAGAAAAAATGAGATTAATTAACGCATTAAGAGGTTTTTAATTAATGGACGAAGAAGAAAAAAAAAGAATGGTTAATGAATTAAAAAAAGAACATACTCTAAAATTTTTAGAAGATAGTGATATGCCTATTACAATAGTTTCTAATCCATCTCAAGGTTCTATAAGAGGGGAAGCAGGTAGCCAAAATATTAAATTTATTGTACCTAAAAATGAAAGAGATGCTTCTGCAACAATAGAAAAAGAAATTGATTTAGATGAAAATATTAAAGCTATTGTGGCACATGAACTTCGTAAAAAAGGAAAAGAAGGAACAGGATTGCATTTAAAAACGCCAAATTTTAATATCGGAGGTTCTACTGATTATGATAAAGAAGAAATGGGTTATATATCAGGGCAAACTAAAACTCCTTTTGGTAATATAGGTGCTAGGTTTAATACTGATTTTACACAAAATGAAAATGGAGAAATATTTTTTCGTTCTCCAAATGGTGAATTTATTGCAACTGGTTATACTGATTTTGGGGATTTGCAAAAAGCTCGCATGGGATACAATACAGATAAATTAAATATTAATTATGACACAGATTTTGGTGATAATGAATATTTAAAAACTGAATATAGACCTACTGAAAATGTTATGATAAGAGCAGGTACTGATTTTGGTAATAATAGAAATATTAGTGCAGGGTTAAATTATCCTATAAATGAAAATTTATTAGTTGACGCACTTTTAGAACGTAATAAAAATTTTGATGAAGATGAAAATAGAATTATGTTTGGATTAAGAGGAAGATTTTAAATGGTATTTCAACCAACAGGAGAAAGTACAACAGTTCCAGCACCTATCGGTGGTTTAAACACTAGAGATGCACCTGATATGATGGAACAATCTGACGCAATACGTTTAGATAATTTCTTTCCGGGAAGTACAGATGTGTCGCTAAGAAATGGTTATACAAGCCATGCAACAGGTTTACCTAGTACAATACAATCATTGATGGCGTATTCTTCTGGTGCAACAAATAAATTATTTGCAGCTAGTGGTTCGGCTATTTATGATGTTACAAGTTCTGGTGCTGTAGGTAGTGCTGTAGTTACATCATTAAGTAACGCACAATTTCAGCATGTTAATTTTACAATATCTGGTGGTGGATATTTATTTATAGTAAATGGAGCAGATGCACCTAGACATTACAATGGTAGTACATGGGCAACACCATCATTAAGTGGCGTTACTGGTTCTACAATTAATAATGTTACAGTATTTAAAGAAAGATTATTTTTCTGTATTAATAATTCATTAAGTTTTGGTTATTTACCAATAAATAATGTAGCTGGTACTGTATCTACTTTTAATTTAGGTAGTATATTTAACATGGGTGGTTTTATACAAGCTATAGGACAATGGACAAGAGATGGTGGTAGTGGTCCAGATGATTATATTGTATTTATAACTAATCATGGAGAAGCAGCAATATATTCTGGTTCAGACCCATCAGATGCTGCAAAATGGAGTTTAGTTGGTACATTTAAATTACCTAGACCAATAGGTAAAAGATGTTTTATTAATGTTAATTCAGATTTAGTATTAATATCAGAGCAAGGTTTTATGCCTTTATCACAAACATTGGTAACTGGAGAAAATTCACCTGCTAAAGCTATATCTGATAAAATAAGTGGTAGTATATTACAATCAGTAAATAGTTTTTCAGGAACTTTTGGTTGGCAAGCTATTATATATCCTAAAGGACAATATGGTTTATTTAATGTTCCTACATCTACAGTAGGAGATTTTGACCAATATGTTGTTAATGTAAGTACAGGTGCATGGGGTAGATTTACAGGTCAAAATGCGTATAGTTGGGAATTATTAAACGGAGAATTATATTTTGGGGAAAACACTAAAGTATTTAAAGCTGATGATGGCGATAGTGATAATAACTCAGCAATACAAGGAGATGCTAAAACAGCATTTATATATTATGGTGGCAGAGGTTCACCAAAAAGATTTACAGCTATAAGACCAGTTATGGGTAGTAATGCTGATTTACCAGTTAGTATTGGTTTCGACGTAGATTTTAATGATGGTACAAGTGTATATACTCCTAGTTCTGCTACTACTACTGGTTCAGAGTGGGATACCGCAACATGGGATACTGCTACATGGGGTGGTACAGTACAAACACAAAAAGTATGGAGAAGTGTTGCCGATATTGGTTGGAACGCAGCCATTAGAATACGAACAAGTACAACTGCTCAATCTATTAAATGGCACGCAACAGATGTATATTTTGAAAGAGGGCGTGGGTTATAATGTATATAACAGATAAAATATGGAAAGTATTAGAACCAGCTATAGAATCAACACATGAAGTAACTAGAGAACAATTAGAAAAAATGATAGAAAGTGGAGAATACCAACTGTTTGCAAAAGATAATAGTGCTATTATTACTGCACATCATGGACAAATATTACGCATAGGCGTAGGTGGTGGAAATTTAATTACTATTAAAGAAATTAC